CCACTGCTGATAAAACTTTTCAACACTTTTATTTTCATGAACTATGTTTATACCTTGACAACCGAAATCACCCATCAAGTCAATAACGTTCCTGATGATTCCAACTTTATCGTAAGCATCCATGCACATCTTAATTGCACGTTTTTGTCTTTGTGGAACCTTTTCATCTGGTCGAAAAGAATAATAATCATTCCCAGTAAAGCCGGGTCTAACGGTTCTGTTGGGCTCGATGTTTTTGAAGTCTCTGTAGTGATTACCTTTAGAGATACCACTGTAACTGTCTAGAGACTCAGAGAACTCCTCCATCGCCTTTGCTTTTGAAGATTCATCGTTCCAAGTTATTAAAGAATTTTCTGGTTTCATCTTGTGCCTTTAAGGTAGTTAGACTGTAATTCAAATGGTATTATATTATACACAGATTAATAGATATCCTTCATATTTTCTGTAAACCAATTTGGACCACTATACAAGTTTCCTTTTTTCTTTTGATCTGAATCGCTTGGAAGACTAGAGGCAAACCCTCCAAAGAACTGATATTCTTCAGGAGTTCTAGTTCTAGATATCACTCTAGCCGCCATATTTGCCATAAGCAATGACGAGTAACGGTCTTTTCTCATCTTCGATTTTTTGCCAGCACCTACAACTACCTCTGGTGTATCCCACCTGTCTCTACCATTTGAGGTTTGAGTCATTTGGATCATCGCTAATTCGTCTTTTAGTTCTTCTATGTCCATAACACACTCTTCTAATGTGTCATACATTCTACCTTTCATTCCGTCGTCCACGTTTGAAATACCTAAAGTAATGGAGTCGAACATTGGAAACAGCAAAGTTTTGTCCTCAAAGTCTTTTCTTAACCCATGATTTGCCTCTGCTAACCAGTCGTATTTTGCAAACTGACACATTTCAAGTATGTGTAACCCTTTCTCGTCGTCTGTCTCTTTGGGTTTGTCTTCGTCAATTATAGGCCAAATAGCGCTCTCGCCTTCTTGTATCTTATCGTCATCGTGTAACGATTCCATTACCGCAATACCACCACCCTGCGCGTCCATAGCGATGTGTATACAAGGGAACCTTTTCATGAGATCTCTAATTTTTCTAGCGCAATATGCATAGAAATCTTTCTCAGTAGAATAACCTCGCTTGATTTTTTCTTTATGTTCGGACCTTGTGGTTGTCCAACAATGTACTATTCTTCTATGATCTCCGTTTAATTCTAAAACAATAATACTAAAGTTATCGACCTCGGAAGCAGGGTCAACACCAAATATGTATTGTTTTTTTGGATCACCTATAAGTTTTGCCTCAAATATTATATCTTGATCGGAAGCGTCTTTCAGAGGTTCCTTTTTATTTGACACACAAGATTCTATCAATGACCTCTTGAAGAATCCTTCAGAATCGCGAGTAAACACTGCTCCGAACTCCATCTGGTAGATACCAGCATGAACAGTTGCTTTGGATCTTGCGACCTGCGCTGCATCCATAAAACCTTCTGGTAGTAACTCGTATGGAATTCTAATTATAGAGTATTCTGTCCAGTCAAAGTTTTCAGGTGGATCTTCCCCACCGAATACATCCCTTAGTCTTTCTTTTTTGCCGTTACTTTTTATTATGGACTTCCATCTTTTCCAGTAATCTGCAAAGTGATTAAAATCGTAATATGCAGTACCACTTAAAATGATTTGATTATCTTTTTTATCTAATTTTGCTTCATCGTCTAGTTCTAATTGTATTCCTAGTTCTGCTGCCTTTTTTTCTCTTGCCAACCTTTTAACATTTTCGATTGGGTCTGAACTTACGGCAGCAAAACCTGCAACAACCGTTTCAAAGATATCGCGAGGTATGGAAGCAAATTCATCGCTAATAATATCGTTAGCTCTTTG